ATGAAAGAGCGCCCAATCCTGATGAGCGCGCCGATGGTACGCGCGCTGCTCGACGGTACGAAAACCCAAACGCGGCGCGCCGTAAAGCTGCCAGTTGAGTACGACGCGGCCTGGTGCGGCGGATGGAAGATCGTCCACAAGCTCGTGACGCAAACGGTGGAGATGTTCAATCGCCTGCACGGCGCGCCGCTCGGCACCAATGTCGCTATCTGTCCCTACGGCCAGCCCGGGGACCGCCTGTGGATTCGTGAGGCGTTTGCGTTATCGGTAGTTGATCCCGATGGCGGCCCGCCAGATGATGATCCCGAAAACTACGACGTGATCTACCGCGCCACGGACACGCCTGGCGGCGAATGGACGGACGGCGAAGGAAACACGATCGCGGCACCGTGGAAGCCCAGCATCCACATGCCCCGCTGGGCCAGCCGCATCCTGCTGGAGATCACCAGCGTGCGCGTCGAGCGGTTGCAGGACATCAGCGAGGCGGATGCGGTGGCCGAGGGTATTGCCGCCTGCGACGGCCTTGGCACCGTGGAAGCAATCCTCGACCTCGCCAAGCGCATGGGCGACTGCACCGAACCAGTGCTGACCTACGCCACACTGTGGGAATCGATAAACGGCGTTGGCAGTTGGAACAAGAATCCATTCTGCTGGGTGATCGAGTTCAAACGGGTGGCGCCGTGATCAGGAATTCGACACTCAAGCCCGGCAAGCCGCTCAAGCAGGGCAGCCAGCTCGCGCGCCGCACCCCCATGCGCCAGGTCGGATTCTCGCGCGCCAGCAGCAAGACCCCGGCGGCCGGCGCCGGCCTGCTGCGCGTCGCCGCGGTCCAGGCGCGCGATCCTAAGCCGGTGAAGCTGCTCAAGCCGATGAAGTCGCGCGGCATGAAGGGTCGCCCGCCAACCGCCGACGAAGCGCGCTTCATGGATGCGATCGCGAAGCTGGGTTGCATCGCCTGCCGCAAGGACGGCTGGGAGAACGTGGTCGTGAGCATCCACCACATTGACGGCCGCACGAAGCCCGGCGCGCACTTCCTGGTCCTGCCGCTATGCGGCCCGCACCACCAGCAGGACGACACCGACCCGCGCGGCCGGATCAGCCTGCACGGCCGGAAGGCGACGTTCCAGGCGCGGTACGGCGCCGAGCGCGAACTGCTGGCCGAATGCATGGCCGAGCTCAAGAACAACCTGACCGCGGCGAGCGAAACCGCAGGTCCTGAACAGATCACAGTGGAGTAACCATGTCGAGCAACATCCTGAACGATTACAACGATTTCCTCCGAGCGAAAATCAAACTGGCGTCGGCCAAGGGCTTCGACGTGCCGCTGGAGCAGATCAACCCTGGTCTCAAGCCGCACACTCGAGACATCGTGCGCTGGGCCCTGCAGGGCGGCCAGCGTGCCGTGTTCGCCTCGTTCGGCCTGCACAAGACCAGCACGAACCTGGAGGTGATGCGCCAGATCGGCATCCACCGGCCGTGCCTGCGCCTGATCGTCCTTCCGCTGGGTGTGCGCCAGGAGTTCGTCCGCGAGGTGCAGAAGCGCTTCACCGGCGACTACGCCATCGACCTGAAATTCATCCGCTCGGACGCCGAGGTCGACGGTATCGACACCGTCTACATGACGAACTACGAGAGCGTGCGCGAGGGCAAGGTCGACGTCACCCGCTTCGGTGCCGCGTCGCTGGACGAGGCGAGCGTGCTGCGCAGCTACGGCAGCAAGACCTACCAGGAATTCTTGCCAATGTTCGACCAGGTCGAATTCAAGTTCGTGTTCACGGCCACGCCGAGCCCGAACCGCTTCAAGGAGCTGATCCACTACGCGGGGTTCTTGGGTGTGATGGACACCGGCCAGGCTTTGACGCGCTTCTTCCAGCGCGACAGCGAGAAGGCCGGCAATCTGACGCTGTACCCGCACAAGGAGCAGGAGTTCTGGCTGTGGGTCGCCAGCTGGGCCTGCTTCATCCGCCGCCCGAGCGACCTGGGACATTCGGACGCCGGCTACGACCTGCCGCCGCTCGAGGTGCACTACCATGAGGTGCCCAGCGATTACGAGGCGGCCGGCGCCGAAAAGAACGGCCAGGGTCTCTTGATCCCGAACGTCGCCATGGGCCTGTCGGCCGCCGCCGGCGAGAAGCGGCAGAGCATGGACGCGCGCGTCGCCAAGATGGTCGAGATCGTCGCGGCGGACCCGGATGACCATTTCGTGCTCTGGCACGACCTCGAGGACGAGCGGCATGCCATCCAGGCGGCGCTGCCGGATGCGGTCAGCGTGTGGGGTACGCAGGACCTGGACCAACGCGAGCAGCGCATCGCCGATTTCAGCGACGGCAAGTTCAAGCTGCTGTCGACGAAGCCGATCATCGCCGGATCCGGCTGCAACTTCCAGGTGCACTGCCACCGCGAAATCTTCGTCGGCATCGGATTCAAGTTCAACGACTTCATCCAGGCCATCCACCGCGTGCAGCGCTTCCAGCAGACGCGCCCGGTGCGCATCGACATCATTCACACCGAGGTCGAGCGCGCAGTGCTGGCCGAGCTGCAGGAGAAGTGGCGCCGGCACGACGAGATGCAGGAGAAGATGGGCGAGATCATCCGGGCCTACGGCCTGGACCAGCTGTCGATGCAGGATTCGCTGGCGCGCACGATCGGTGTCGAGCGACACGTGGTCGCCGGCGAGCGCTTCACCGTGGCGAACAACGATTGCGTGTTGGAGGCGTTGCAGCAGCCGGACAACTCGGTCGGCCTGATCGTGACCAGCATCCCGTTTGCCAACCACTACGAATACACCCGAGTTACAACGACTTTGGCCACACGCAAGACAACGGCCATTTCTGGGCCCAGATGGATTTCCTGACGCCGCAGCTGCGCCGGATCCTGCAGCCGGGCCGCATCTACGCCTGCCACGTCAAGGACCGGATCAACTTCGGCAACGTTACCGGCGCCGGCGTGCCGACCGTCAGCCCATTCCACGCCGAGGCGCTGTTCCACGGCATGAAGCACGGCTTCGACTACCTAGGCATGATCACGGTGGTCACCGACGTGGTGCGCGAGAACAACCAGACCTACCGCCTGGGCTATTCCGAGGTCTGCAAGGACGGTACGAAAATGGGCGTCGGCTCGCCCGAGTACATCCTGCTGTTCCACAAGCCGCAGACCGACCGCACCCGCGGCTACGCCGATGAGCCGGTAACCAAGGCCAAGCCGCTGTGCCAGGCGGACGATGGCACGTCCGTCGACTTCGATCGCCGGCTGCCGCCGATCCCCGGTACCGGCTACAGCGTGGCGCGCTGGCAGGTCGATGCGCACGCATTCTGGCGATCGAGCGGCGACCGGCTGCTACGCGCGCAGGAGCTGGCCAGCTACGGTCCTGCCAAGCTGGCGAAGATGTTCACCGACCTGTCGCTGTCCAACGTCTACGACTATGAATTCCACGTGGCGGTGGGCGAGGCCATGCTGGCGAACAAGACGTTGCCTGCCACCTTCATGAGCCTGGCGCCGGGCAGTGCCGATCCGATGGTGTGGCACGACATTGCGCGCATGCGCACCCTGAACGGCGAGCAGACGGCGCGCGCGGTCGAGAACCACGTGTGCCCGTTCCAGATCGACATCGTGGACCGCCTGATCCAGCGCTACAGCAATCCGGGCGATGTGGTCTACGACCCGTTCTGCGGCCTGGGCACGGTGCCGGTGCGCGCCATGAAGTTGGGGCGACGCGGCGCCGGCTCGGAACTGAACCCGGCCTACTTCGCTGACCAGGTGCACTACTGCCGCGCGATGGAGCGCGAGGTCGGCATGCCGACGCTGTTCGACTTCGAGGCCATGGACCAGGCGCAGCCGGAGCGGGAGGCAGCATGAAAAAGCCACGCAACAAGAAGTACCAGCCAAAGGGCAAATGTACCAACCCACTCGGCATGTTCGGCGGGATGGGCAGTACTCACGTCGACCAACTGCGCCAGACGCAGACGCTCAACCACCTGGCCATGGTCGACATGGCGCAGGGGCGCGGCTCGCGCGAGCAGTGGAACCGGATCGTCGGCGCGATCAACATGGCCAACGTCATGTGCGAGATGGGCATCGGCGATGAGTTCCGCCGCGTCACGATCGCAGCCCGCGACGCGATGCTGGCGGTCGGCAAGCGTGCCGTGCGCAACGAAGATCGGTTCGTGTTCACCGGCCCCGAACTCCAGTCGGTGAACGAGGCGCTCGACTGCCACGACGCCCAGCTGGAGAACTCCCGATCCATCGACATCGACCGCGCTGCGGATGCCGTCGTGCACCGTGTGCGCCACCGCATCAACAGCACGAGCGTGATGCGCGAGATCCGCAAGGATGCCGCCTGACGCGGCGCCAACAGATAGGAAGGAAACGACATGGGAAGCATACTGAACCCTCAGGCGACCGCCGGCGCCGACGTCACGATGTCGAGCCGCGAGATCGCCGACCTGGTGGAGAAGCGTCACGACAACGTGCTGCGGACCATCGAGAGCCTTGCGCAGCGCCGCGCCATCGCACTCCCTCAATCTGAGGAAGTCCCGAACGACGGCCCCGGCCCGAAAACCATCCGGCAATACCGGGTTGGCAAGCGCGACTCGTACGTGATCGTGGCGCAGTTGTCGCCCGAGTTCACTGCGCGCCTGGTCGACCGCTGGCAGGAACTGGAGGCGCGCACGCCGGCGCCGGTCGAGCTGTCCCGCATGCAGATCCTCGAGATGGCGATGGAATCGGAGCGCGAGCGCGAGGAGCTGGCTGCGCAGGTGGCCGCCGCCGCGCCGGCGGTCGAGTTCGTCGGCCGCTACGTGGAGTCCACCGGCCTGATGACCTTCCGCCAGGTAGCGAAGCTGCTGAAAGTGAAGGAGCCGGAATTTCGCCAGTTCCTCAAGGAAGAGAAGGTCATGTACGTGCTGGGCGGCGAATGGACGGCGCACGCGCAGCACATCGAAGCCGGCCGATTCCAGGTGCGCGCCGGTACTGCGCAGGCGAACGGTCATGCATACAGCACGTCCAAGTTCACGCCCAAGGGCGTGCAGTGGGTGGCCGGCGAGCTGGCGAAGTGGCAGTTGGCGCAGCGCCAGAAGGAGGGCAGCCATGCGTGACTATTCGCCCCTGCGTGAGCGCGCCACCAAGTCCGAGACGGTCCTGATGAAGTCGGCGACGATCAATGAGCTGCTGGACGAGCTCGACGCGCTGCGCGCCGCCGCGGCGCCGGCCAAGATGAAGCGCAACGACTACCCGCCCGCCTTCGACGAGGTGTGGCAGGCATACCCGACACGACCTGGCGACAGCAAGAGGGCGGCGCACAAGGCCTGGGCGACCCGAATCAAAAACGGCGCGACTGCCGACGAGATGCTGGCCGGAACGCGCGCCTACGCCGCCTATGTCGAGGCGACCCGTGTCGAGCCGCGCTTCATCCTGCAGGCTGCAACCTTCTTCGGGCCGACTGAGCGCTACGCGTGCGACTGGACCGTGCCAGAGCAGCAGTCGAAGCCGGCCGCCGGCGGCAGCTGGTGGCTGAGCGAGATGACCATGGAGGCGAAAGGACTGGAGGTCGGCGTCAGGTCGATCCCCGGCGAGCAGCGCGCCACTTTCGAGGCGCGCATCCGCGCCGCGATCGACAACGGCGGCAAGCCGCCTGTGCCGCCGCGCCTGGCGCAGATCGTTGTGCCGCCGCCGGCCGCGCCAGCGCCCGAGCAGCCGCCCGAGACGCCGCGCCGTGCCGGCCGGCCCGAGGGGCTGCAGCAGATGCTCCGTGACCTGGGGCGCGCCGCATGACGGAGAAAACCGATATCTGCGCCCTGTGCCAGCACTTCAAGATGAAGGAATACCCGGAACACGCCCGCGTCGGCGCCGGCCGCTGCATGGGCTACGACGGCACCCGCGAGCAGCTGATCAACCCGTTCCTGTCCTGGAAGACCCGGGCATGCGTGCGCTACGCCCGCGCCAGGAACATAGCCGAGAGAGAAGCCTGGGTAGCGAAGCAGGGCGCGCCGGCGCAAACCGACAACGCAGCACAATCTGAAACGAAAGGATGACATGGAAGACACTCCCGAAATACTGACGTTCGCGCCGCTGGCCACCGCCGGCGTCAAGCCGACCAACCCGAAAGACATGGTCGGCGTGCGCAAGGCGCCGATGTCCACCGTGCCGGCGACGGTGATGGCCGAGGTGGGCGTAGCGATGCTGGAAGGCGCCGCCAAGTACGGCCGCCACAACTACCGCGCCGTCGGCGTGCGTGGCTCGGTCTACTACGACGGCACCATGCGCCACCTGATGGCCTGGTGGGAGGGGGAGGACATCGATCCGGACTCCGGCCTGTCGCACGTCACGAAGGCGATCGCCTCGCTCGTCGTGCTACGCGATGCCATGATCCAGGGGAAGTTCACGGATGACCGGCCGCCGCGCTCGGTGCCGTTCTACCCTGGCCTGAACGCCGGCGCCGCCAGCATCCTCGACCGGTATGGCGACCGCAACCCGACCCACTACACCATCACCTTCACGGGGCTCGACCAATGACCCAGACCCGGCTCGGCAGCCTCATCGAGGCGATCATCAACGTCATCATCGGCTTTGCCATCAACTACTGCGCCAACATGCTGATCTTCCCGCTGTTCGGCTTCCACATCACTCCCGGCGCCAACCTGGCCATGGGTGCGATCTACACCGTGATCAGCGTGGCGCGGTCCTACTGTGTGCGTCGCTGGTTCAACGCTCGCCTTCACCGCCTGGCGGTCGCCGTGGCTGCATCGGTCGAGGCGCGCCAATGAGCCCACTCGACACGAACCGTCGCTTGGCCGAACTGCTGGGCTGGACGAGCATCTCTCATGCAGGCTTCGAACTGCGCGGCCTGCCGCCAGACGCTCAGCGCTGGGGACTTCATGAGGGTCGCATACCAGACTGGACCGGCGCCTGGTGCGCATGCGGTCCGCTGATGGTCGAATACCTGCAGCGCATCGCGCAGCGCCCTTACCGCGCCACCGCCGGCGCCGTAGGCCTGATGGCCATCATGCGCGACCGGATCGCAGCCGGCGGTGGTGACGAGGCGGCGCGCCGCGCAATCGTCGATGCCATGATCGAGGTGCTGGAGGCGGGTGGATGAGGCAGCAACGCGCGCTCCAGGCGCTGGGCCGGCTTAAGGTCGGCGCCATGAACAAGACCGAGGTCGCCTACGCAGCGACACTGGCCGCGCGGCAGCACGCCGGCGAGGTGGCCTGGTTCAAGTTCGAAGGGATGAAATTCCGCCTGGCGGACAACACGTTCTACACTCCCGACTTCGCGGTGATGCTGGTCGATGGTGCGCTGGAGATGCACGAGGTGAAAGGGTTCTGGCAGGACGACGCGCGCGCCAAGATCAAGATCGCCGCCGACCTCTACCCGGTGCGCTTCGTCGCGGTGCGCGTGAAGCCGAAGAAGGAGGGTGGCGGCTGGGGTGTAGAAGAATTTTAGGTGCCAGTGTCATTTATTGCGGCATCTAGCAGCGGCAATACTTCATTGACTTTATTTATTGTAAGTTCACACCTAAATCGCATCTGCTTACAAATATCTATAAGTAAATTCCTTTTATGATCCATCTCGCTTTCCGTGTAATTAGAGTATTTTATAGAGCGGAGTCTCTCCATTTCTTTAAATTCGTTCAAGTATCGATTGTTGAGGGCGGCGGCATCAATTAATGCATTTGCTGCATCATATGCGTGCACAATTAGTCGTCGAATACGCTCATCATCTATTCCGGTCAGTCGGCCAACCATGGAGTGAAAGATTGGGAAGCGATGTTTAGGTATCGGCAGTTCTCTATCAAAATATTGAAGACTGTGTGTTTTCAATAGCAATTGGACGTTTGGATTGTCAAACCGCTCCTTTAGCATGCTTAGTTCATCTCGAAATGCCAAACAAAGACGACGTGTCGAGTCTTTCCTCTCGTTTTCTAGTGATTTTGTCGAATCGATTTGTTGTTTGTATGGCACCCAGATAGCAATAATGATACCCAAGGTGGCTCCAGCTGCTTGAATCCAGCCTGCAGTGTCAGAAGAGGCAACACCTTTAAAGTACAAAGTTGCGCCCAATCCATATGCGAGAAATATAAAAATACCAGTTATAGCAGTGATGGCAGAAAGCCGAAGGAAATTTTTCATATATATCAATTTACTTTAAAGGTGAAGTTTCAAGTTTGATAATATACCGCAAATTTGCAACACATTGCAATTTGGAAAACTTCGTGCAGGGCAATAAATCGAAACCTCTCTGCTAAGCTGCTCGTACTTACCAAGAGGAAAAAATTCATGTCCTTGTTCGTCGAGAAATACCTGCAATCGTTGACCGCTTCGAGCCTGCAAGACGATGCATTGCACGGCCAGACGGAGGCGCTGGCCGCTGCCGCGCTGGCGGACATGAATGGTGGTTCGAGCGATGTGTTCGGCTCGCTGCTGGCGCGCGCCAAGTACGCCGACGGCGTGCCTCGCAAGACCTTCGAATCCGGCAATGCCAATCTGGCCGTGCTGCTGCGCGCCTGGATCAAGGTCGTTACACAGAAGGGCAAGGACCGCGCCTGGATCAAAATCAAGCACGAATGGGACGTCGCCGCTGCCCACGGCATCTACAAGAAAATCGCACTGGTGTCGCTGGCTCACTGGCTGGGCGGCGAATGCACGGCCTGCAACGGCACTCGCATCGCCGCCGGCCGTGCCTGCACGCACTGCGCCGCCACGCCGGGCCGCGAGCCGATCCAGGGCGGCCAGCTCGAGCGCGAGCGCATCGCCGACATGGTGGCCGAGCTGGAAGGGCTGCACCAGGCGCATGGCGCGCGGGCGGGCGCCAAGATGCGCAAGGTCGCACCCGAGATGCTCAGGGCAGCCTGACTATGAAAGCGGCTGCGGGAACTCTTTCAATTAAAAGCGGCGGCGAGTGGGTACCAGTTGGCGATATCGTCTCGCTCGACATGCCTGCATTTGTCGGCCTGGACATGGCTGACGGTGACGATCAAACTAGCATCACAGTATTTATTGACGGCGGGGCTTACAGCGCCGCGAACTTGATCGTAGGTTCCACGTTCATCTTCGCCCGCCGCGACCATCCCGACCTATGCCCGGCTGGGCTGCTTGCACCTCTTGAGCCGGAGCGGGGTGTTTATTTTTCGGCACATCAGAGTGTGCCAAAATATGGCAGCCCGCGCCCATACCTTAAGCGCAAGAAAGGAAGATCGTAATGGCCGGCAAAAAGGCAGTGCACCTATTCATTGGCGGCCCATGGGATGGGCGGCGGCTGGAAGTTGACTCGGACGCTCCTTCTATCAATGCTCCTGCTCGGGAGTCAAGCGGCAGCATGGTTGATGCCGCGCCGATCAGCCGACCGATCCGCGATGTGATGTACAGGCGTGCCTCTTTGCGCTCGCCAGGCCGAGAGTGGGTGGTCTTCGCTGCCGAAGATGTGGCTGATGGCGATGTGATTGGGCGCCTGATTGACGGGTACAGCGCCGCAAGTAAGCGTTGACCACTCAACAGTATTGCGCCGCCTGAAAAAGCGGCGTAAACTTCAGTCTTCCACATTCCCTCGGCAAAATGTAATGCGCGCTTCGGCGCCAACATCACCCGAGGCAGTCGAGTGTCCAGCCCGCAGTAAAGCCGGCGCTCGTCTGCAAGAAAGGCCCGCCACCCCGGCGGGCTTTCTCGTTTACGGCCCACTTTGCAGATAGCTCTGGGGCGCGTGCGCCGAGGGAATGAGGCTTCCGAGGAGCAGCGGCCCGCCCCCGCTGCACACCAACCCTCCTGCTGGGATAAAGCACGCATGCCTTATGCGATCCTCGGCGCTTCACCGGCGTAACCGGTGACCACACAAAGCCTAAGCCTGACAACCACGTTCCACGTGTGCGGATGATGGCCGAGGGCTCTGTGTGGTGCGCGCAATGGATCAGAAGTCGAGCTGCTCGACTGTGATGCCCAGCGCGCCTGCAATCTTTTCGATGGACGAGCGGCGCAATACGTCACTAGCCTCCTGCTTCGCATAGGACGGCTGAGCAATGCCGAGGCGCTGCGCAACCTCTGCCTGGGTCAGGCGCAGGTATTCGCGCCATGCGCGCACTGGCGTGGCACCGTCTACCGTGGCGCTCACAACCTCGTGTGGAATGGTGCCGGCAGTTTGCGTTTTTCGATACTCCTCGTAAGGGATGACGACAAAGGCCGGTTTCCCATCCGGCCCGTTGATGATCTGAATGTTAGTAGGTGCGTTCATCTCGTTTGCTTACCTCGTTGATTTCGACGATCTTGATTTCCCCGTCCCAATCAAACAACACCCTGTAGTTGCCGATCCTGAGTCTGTAGCCGCTTGAGTGGTTCGTCAGGGCTTTGACATTCTGGCAGTTCGGCATCGTCGCCAGCTTGGTCACCGCATCGCGGATCGGGCTTTGTGCCTGCTTGTCCAGTTTGCGGAGTTGCTTGGCTGCTTTCGGGGTCCAGTTGATCGAGTTCATGAGTAGTATTATAGCTTAAATATAGCTTTTTTCAAAGAAAAGCTATAAGTATTTTCGGTTGTCTCCTCGTTCCCGCTACAGCGGGGACGCTTCGCCGCCTGTCGCAGCAATGCGCCGGCGGCTTTTTATTTGAGGTGCACGATGCGCATCCCGCCGCTGCTGAACGTAGAGGTGGACGGCATCACCGTGCGCCGGCCTGCTGAGCTTGACGTCCTGGTGCGCGACCTCACTGGCCGCCCGACCGTCTCGCGCGTCCGGCCGCAGCTGCTGCCCGGCGAACTGCTGCAAGAACGCCTCGGCCGCATCCCGGCCATCATCAAGGAAGTGGCATGAACAACAACGCACGCATGTACCGCGCCGAGATCCTCCGCGCTGTCCTGGGTCCGCAGGCAAACACGGTGCAGGCTGCCGACGTCGCGCGCCTGAACCAGATTGCCGAGCGCCTGGCCGAATGCGAGACAGCGCACGCCGCCTTGCAGGCCAAAGGCTACGGCACCAGCGGCATGCCCTTCATCGAGCTGGTGTGCAGCGTTCCCGAACGCGTGCGCGGCAAGCTGGTCAATCTGTTTCGCGGCACGTCGACGTTGGCATCCAGCTACTCGGACGTGAGCGAGGCGAGCGAGCGCCGGGGTCTGCACTGATGGCCACAATGACACTGAGCCTGCGCACCCGGATCGCTTGGTGGGTCCGCCCTGCGCTGGCCGCCGCCTGCATCGTGGCGCGCATCTCGGCGCCGCTCGCCGGCCGCTGGATCGACGCCATCGTCGATTACGGAATTTATGTCGATGCTAAATTGCTTTAAAGTAAATTTACTGCGGTATTCTGTGTGAAAAGCTGTCGATGTGGTAACTTTCCAATCCCGCATGATGGAGAGGAAAATGAATACACATGAGAGCGTAGCAATAAAAAGGCTGGCCGCTCAAGCGAGCAGCATCGATTCTATTGCGAATTGGTTTATTGAGCTGATTTTGGCGATGGAAGCTCCGAAGCAAGCAAGTCCTGAAGGTATTTCAATTGGCAGGCCTGTTGTGCAAGGGTCTAAATTTCGAGTTCAGGCCCACCACCAAGAATTCGCATGTTTTTATGGGCATACCATTGGCGAAAGTGGGCTGTCTGGAAGATTCGAAATTGTGAAATTGAATCGCGACTCAACGCTCGGCGAAACTATTTTCGTGTTTCGTGCTACGAATGAAGCGATCATATTCCCCGATGAAACTGGTTTCGCTCAGTATTTTCTTTCGCAGGAGCAATACGACCACGTGCGAAGCCAGACTGCATATCAATTGATGGGCGCAATCCAAAGGCAGTTATTGAAGCATTGATCTTCTTCGTACCTCGTGTCGTCATAAACATTTTGTTTGGAGTCACTAATGGCGGCACGTCCAAAAACCATCTGCCGGAAGGCTGGATGCGGCAAGCTGATTGATGCGCCCGGTTACTGCGCGAAGCACGCGCAGCTGGCCGTCGGCTGGGTTCGGTCCCATAGCGACAAGAGCAGCACCGAGCGCGGATATGGCTACGCCTGGCAGCAGCTACGCAAGCGCGTCCTGAGCGCCGCCGCCGGCCTATGCCAGATCAAAGGTCCCGGTTGCCGCTACGTGGCGCGCGAGGTCGACCACAAGGTGAACAAGGCAAAAGCCCGTGAGATAGGCTGGACGGAAGTGCAGATCGATGACGAATCGAACCTGCAGGCCGCCTGCACCGCCTGTCACAAGGAAAAAACCCGGTCCGAAAGCGCTGCTGGATGAGTCATTTCGATGCCCGTCGCGCACCCCTGGGCTGATAGCTTTTAAAGGCCATTGGCAGCGTTTTGAGCGCGCCGCCGAATCCGACGACGAGACACCCGGATGAGGCGATGATCGCGGCATGGCACCGCGCATGGCGACGTTGAGAGGCATCGGCAGAGGGGTGGGGCGGGGTTGAATCTTAGGGCCTTTTCGCCCCTAGACCGGCTATGCAGCTCTTTTTTTATTTCCGCAATTCAGAATTTCAGGATTCGACAGTATGCCCAAACCCCGAACCCCTTCGGCGGTGCTGGAGGCGAGGGGTGCTTTCGACAAGGATCCGGCGCGGCGCCGCGATGACTTCGAAGCCGGCGCCTTCGACCGGACGCCGCCGAAGTACTTCAAGATCAAGCAGAAAGAAGTCTGGAATGAAATCGTCGACGCGCTGCCGGCTTCGGTCCTGCAGGCTACTGACCGGATGGCGGTTGAGCTTGCGGCTCGTTTAATCGCGCAGTTCCGCGCGCAGCCCGACAGCGAGGTGACCTCGGCCCAGGTCGCGCAGATTCGCACTGCTCTGGCGGTGCTCGGCATGACGCCGGCGGATCGGTCGCGCGTCTCGGTCAAGAAGGAAACTCCGACCAACCCGTTTGCCGCCCTGATGGGTGCTCCGAAAAAGGCACACTAACCATGGCGGCCGATTTCGTCGGCACGGCACTGGAGTACGCGCAGGCAGTCGTCAAGGGCAAGATCGTCGCATGCAAGTGGGTCAAGCTGGCATGCAAGAAGCACCTGGACGAACTGAAGGCCAGCCGGCGAAAGGCATTCCCGTATTACTTCGACGAGGATGCGGCCAACAAGGTCTGCACGTTCCTGTCGCTGATGCCTCACACCAAAGGGAAGTGGGCTCGAAAGCGCGAGACGATCACGCTGGAGCCCTGGCAGTGCTTCGCGTTCTGCGCGCTGTTCGGATGGAAGATCAAAAAGAACGATCGGCGCCGCTACCGCAAGGCGTACTTCGCGGTGCCGAGGAAAAACGGCAAGTCGATCATCGGCTCCGGCATCGGCCTGTACATGTTCTCGGTAGATGGCGAGTTCGGTGCCGAGGTCTACTCGGGCGCGACGACCGAGGCGCAGGCCTGGGAGGTCTTCCGGCCGGCCAAGCAGATGCTCGAGCGCACGCCGGAATTGCAAGAGGCGCTCGGCGCCGAGATCTGGGCTAAGGCATTGCTGGCGCCGGCCGACGGCTCGCGCTTCGAACCGGTTATCGGCAAGCCCGGCGACGGCGCCTCGCCCTCGTGCGCGATCGTGGACGAATACCACGAACACGACACATCCGAGCTGGTCGACACGATGGAGACCGGCATGGGCGCGCGCGAGCAGCCGCTGCTGCTCATGATCACAACGGCCGGCTTCAACATCGCCGGGCCGTGCTATGACCAGGAGCAGGACGCCAAGAAAGTGCTCGAGGGCGTGCTGGACGATCCAGAGCTGTTCGCGCTGATCTACACGATTGATGACGGCGACGACTGGACCAGCCCGGCCGTACTGCGCAAGGCAAATCCAAACTACGGCATTTCGGTCGACGAAGACTTTCTGCTGGCGCAGCAGCGGCTCGCAACGCAGAGCGCGTCCAAGCAGACTCGATTCAAGACGAAGCACCTGAACATCTGGTGCTCGGCAAAATCGGCCTGGCTGAACATGCTCGAGTGGGCGAAGTGCGCAGACCTCAAGCTGCGCCGCGAGCAATTCAAGGGCGAGCGCTGCTACCTGACGCTGGACCTAGCCAGCCGCTCAGACGTGTGTGTGCTGATGTTGGTGTTTGTGCGAGTGATTGACGGCAAGCAGCACTTTTACCTGTTCGGCGACTACTACCTGCCGGAAGCCGCGATCGAGAACGCTGAGAAAAACGCGAACGCCTACCGCAAGTGGGTGATTGAGGGATTTCTGCAGCAGCACGATGGCGCCGAGATCGACTTCGACCTGATCGAGGAAGACATGCTCGCCCTGGTGGCCGAGTATGGGCCGGACGAGGTGGTGTTCGACCCGTACCGTGCCGCCCAGCTGGAGCAGTGCCTGACGAAGAACGGCATCACCGCAGTGGAGCTGGGACAGACTGTCAAGAACCTGTCGCTGCCGATGAAGGAGTTGGAAAGCGCGATCAAAGCCGGTCGCGTGCACCACGACGGAAATCCAATGCTGACCTGGATGATGTCCAACATCGTGGCAAAGCTCGACGCCAAGGACAACATTTACCCGCGCAAGGAAAAGCCGGAGCAGAAGATCGACGGCGGCGTGGCCTCGATTATGGGCATTGCCCGCGCGATCAGCGGCCAAGAAGAAACCACATCATTCTGGGAATCCTGATGGAAAAACTGATCAAGACGATTCCCGACGCCCTCATCGTCAGCGGCGCCGGGGCGCTGTCCTGCGGTGCTGGTCTGCTGCATCCCGCTGCAGGCCTCATTGTTGCCGGGCTGCTGCTGATGGTTGGTGGTGTGTTCTCCGCACGCCGCGAGCCAGCCAAGAAGGATGAAGACTGATGTCGTTTTTTGTCCAAAGGGGGCGCCGAAACCAGGCGTTCACGGAGCCATTTTGGCAAGAGTGGATTGGCGCCCTTGAATCCGCGACCGGCAAGGTGGTCAACTGGCGCACCGCGCTGCAGGTGGCAACTGTATTCGCCTGCTGCCGCGTTATCGGAAATGGCTACGCCCAAGTGCCATTCAAGCTGATGCAGAAGAGCGGCCGTCGGCGTGTGCCCGCGACGGGGCACTCTCTGTACCGACTGCTTTCGCTGAAGCCCAACGACTGGCAGACCAGCTTCGAGTTCCGCCAGATGCTGGCGTGGCACATCGAGCTTTGCGGCAACGCCTACGTGTTCAAGAATCGTGGCATCAGCGGGAAAATCTTTGAACTAATTCCGCTTCCTCCTGGGCGTGTAACACCACGGCAGGACGAGAACCTCCGTATCACGTACGACGTGGCCGGGCTCGACGGAACCACCAGGACGCTCACTAGGGATCAAATTTGGCATCTTCGCGGCCCGACCATCGACGGGTTTCATGGCTTGGATGTCGTGAAGCTGGCGCGCGAGGCAATCGGCCTGGCGATGGCTACCGAGGAGTCGGCGGCGCGCCTGCACAAGAACGGCATTCAAAACACGGGCGTTTACGCGATCGAGGACAAGCTCGACAAAAAGCAGTACGACGACCTGGCGGCGTGGATCGGAAAGCAATTCGCTGGCCTGCAAAACGTCGGCAAACCGATGATCTTGGATCGCGGTGCCAAGTTCCTGAATACATCCATGAGCAGCGTCGACGCGCAGTCGAACGAGACCCGCAAGACCCAGGTTGAGCAAATCTGCTCGTTCATGGGTGTGTTGCCCATCAAGGTTGGTTTTTCGGACAAGACCGCCACCTTCGCCAGCGCCGAGGAAATGAACCGCGCGCATCGTGAGGATTGTCTGTCGCCGAGGTGGGAGGCGTTTGAGCAGTCGGCGATGATCAATCTCTTGACGGACGAGGAGATCGACGCCGGTCTGTATTTCAACTTCACGGAAGAAGGACTGCTGCGAGGGTCCGCGAAAGACACCAAGGATGTGATCCTCGGGTACGTGAACGGCGGCGTGATGTATCCGAACGAAGGCCGCGAATTGCTCGACCTGAACCCTGATGACGACCCCGCCAGTGACCAACTGCGCGTCCCCGCAAACATTGTTGGCGAGCCCAAGCCCGCCGAGCCTGCAATACCCGCTCCCCAGGAGTAACACCGCATGCCCAAAATGAATATGCAGCGCAAGGCTGCAGGACGAGTGCTGTCCGCAGAAAACGAGCGCCTGCTGCGCGAGGCGCGCGACGGCCTCGATAACGTCCTGTCGAAACTGGCCCAGGAAGATCCGGAGGATGCCGGGTCGGTGCGTTACGTCAATCGCATGGCGCTCAAGCCAGGCCATGTGCGCATCAACGCGCAGCTCGCCGACAACGAGGCCGAGGTGCGTATCTACGGCGACATCGGCTACGGCTGGTATGACGAGGGCATCACTGGCGAATCGGTCTCGAACCAGATCGCCGAGCTGGACGTCGACACCATCCACGTGCGCATCAACAGCGGTGGCGGCCTGGTGTTCGAAGGCCTGGCAATCTACCAGGCGTTCGCGCGGCACGCCGCCCACATCATCGTCCACATCGACAGTGTCGCGGCATCGATCGCCAGCGTGATCGCGATGGCCGGCGACGAAATCCGCATCAGCGAAGGCGCGAACCTGATGATCCACAAGCCCTGGTCGGGCATGTGGGGCGATGCCGATGCGCTGCGCAAGGAAGCCGACGTGCTCGACCAGCTGCAGGCCGGGCTGATCAACATCTACGAGGCGCGCACCGGCGCAAAGCGCGCAGACCTGGAAGCCTGGGTCAACGCCGAAACGTGGTTGCTCGGCCAGGCAGCGGTCGATGCCGGCTTCGCTGACGTCGTCGTTCCGGCCAAGAAGAAAAAGGCTGCCGCCTCGGCGATGCTGAACTACTTCAAGAACACCCCGCGAAACCTGCTGGCGTCGGCCAGCGGGCCAGAAATTCGCGAGTTCGAAGCCTTCCTCCGTGACGGAGAAGGGCTCTCGAATGCGCAAGCAAAGCGCATCGCAGCCGCGATGCCGCGGGTGAATCGTGACGATTCCCCGGAGCCGCCAGAAAACCCCCTCCGCGATGGTGGGGACCCTGCGGATGAAAAGCGCGCTACCGCATCGCGGATCGCGCAGCACATCAAAAACCTCACCTCCACCATCAAGGAATGACCATGGCAGACAAAGACGCCGCAACTGAAGTAATGGAAGCGTTCACCGAGTTCAAGAAAACGAACGACGCGAACCTGAAAAAGCACAGCTCCGACTTGGAAGCGAAGCTCGACAAGATCAACGCCGCACTCGACAAGCACGAAGACGGCAGCCAGAAATTGGTGCTGATCGAAAAGCAGAACAAGGCCATGCAGGACCAGCTCGACGCCATCGAGAAGATCGCCAACCGCGCCGGCCTGGGCGGCGCCGGCGGGGAGCAGGCCAAGGCAGTTCGCGAATACCTGGACGCCTACGATCGCGTCATGCGCAAGTCGCCCGAGAATCGCAATGCGGACGACATGAAACTGATTCGCGATCGCTCGAACGCCCTAGTGAAAGGCGACGATACCAGCGGCGGCTACCTGCTGGCGCCGCCGGACCTGCAGGCCGACATCATGAAAGACGTGATCGAAATGACCCCGATCCGTTCGCTCGCAACGGTTCGCACCATCGGCGGCCCAAGCCTGAAGATGCGCAAAAAGGTCGGCAATGGCTCCGCTACCCGCGTGGGTGAAACGCAGCGTCGCGGCAACACTGGCGATCCGGCGTACGGCATGCTGGAATTCCAGGCGCCCGAGATGTTCGCGCGCATCGAAGTGTCCCAGCAGATGCTGGAAGACTCCGACTACGACCTGTTCGCCGAGCTGCGCGAAGATGCTGCTGACCAGTTCGCCCTCAAGGAAGGCATCGAGTCGATCAGCGGCACCGGCGTCGGCCAGATGGAGGGCATCTTGGTCAATGCTGGCGTCGAGGCCATCAACGGCGGTGTCGCAGACAAAATCACCGGCGACAGTGTCCTGAAACTGTTCTACGGCCTGAAAACTGCCTATGCACGCAACGCAGTCTTCGGCCTGAACCGCCTCACCCTGGGCGAAATCCGCCGCCTGAAGGACGGCAACGGCCAGTACCTGTGGATGCCCGGCATCGCCAACGGCGCTCCGAACACCATCAATGGCGCCTCGTACGTCGAAATGGCCGACATGCCGAACATCGCGGCCAACTCCTGCCCGATCGTGTTCGCCGACTGGAAGAAGCTGTACGTCATCGCTGACCGCGTGGCGATCTCGTTCTCGGCCGACTACGTGACCGAAGCGGACGATGGCCTGGTCGTGTTCCGCGCCCGCAAGCGCGTGGGCGGCGGCGTGCGCCAGGCCGAGGCTGGCAAGAAACTGAAGATCGCGGCCTGATGCCGAATGATCCCCGGCCACGCGCCGGGGGTTTCCGCAACCACTATACAAGGAGCCGCCCATGCGCGACCTGAAATCCAATATCAAGCCGGTCCAGTCCCTGGTGCCGGCCACCCGCAGCGCCGCTGCCAACGGCACGAGCGTCGACCTCTCGGGCTTCAATGCCGCGTCGGTCATCTTTTCGAACGGCGCCATCGGTGGCACCGCTTCCCCAGCGTTCACTTTCGAAGTGCAGGAGAGCGACGACAACGCCAACTTCGTCGCTGTGGTCGACAAGGACCTGCGCGGCGTCGAGCCGGTCATCGTAGCGGCCAACCAGGTGTCGCAGGTGTCGTACATCGGCTGCAAGCGTTACATCCGCGCTGCACTGAAGACCGTCACCGGCACTTCGCCGACGCTCGATTGCGCGGCCCACGTCATCCTGGGCCACCCGGCCAACGCGCCGACGGTGTAAAGCATGAAGATCATCATGCTGAGCACTGCGCCCGGCTCGGTCGACGGCATTCGCGTCATGTCGTACGAGGCCGACCGGGAATACGACCTGACCGGGACGGCTGGCGCCCAAGACCTGGCGGCTGCCTTCGTCGGTGCCGGACTGGCCAAAGAGGTTGGCTCCGCGTCGCCGGCGCCGGCAGCCTCGGACAGTGAGTCCGCGGCGATCGAGCAGACCCCGACGGTCGCCACCGACCCGAAGGCCAAGCAGTCGAAGGCCAAGTAAGCCATGCGCGCCCGCATAGCTGCCTGGCTCGTCGTGGTGCTGGCCTGGGGCCGGCGCCGGGCGCAACCCAGCATCCCAGAGCCGGCCGGCGCGCCGGATCGCCCGCTGTACCTGGTGATGACCACCAAGACATCGGTGATCCGCGTGTACGACCGGCCAGACGGCTACGAACAGCGCCTGCCTTACCTCGGCATCATGTCCGTCGACCACGTCACCGACGAGGTGGCGCACCTGCATGGCGCGCACATCGACGGTACCGTCGCCAAGGTCGACCGCCAGATCCACACCCAGGCGCTGACCCTGCTGCGCGAGCGCGGCTTCACCAAGCTGCTCGTCGAGCGGCACGGGCACCTGAAACCCATCGAGCTGCAGTAGCGCGGCTCACTGAACATCCGAAAAAGAAAGCGCGACCCGCATGACCTACAACTGCATCAAGACCTCGACGACCGCGGCTGCGATCGGTACCGGAAATGCGACGGTGGCCAGCGCAGCTGCGGCGCGCGCCCGGCCGCTATCCGACATCCCGAACGGCAAGCAGGTCGCGCTGCGCATTGAGGACGAATCCGGTACTGACTGGGAACTGTCCCTTTGCACCATCCTGACCCCGACGACCTTCTCCCGCGACACGGTGCTGAACGGTTCGTCCGGCCCGGGCGTCAAGGTCAACTTCGGCGCTGGCGCCAAGGCCGTGCAGTGCGTACTGGTAGCGGAAGAGGTCAACGCTCTGGTTGGCGTCTACGACATCGCGTTCGCGCAAACCATCCCATTGAGCCGCGTCGGCAGCAGCTACATGCCGCAGACTGCCGTTTCCAGCGCATTGACTTTTACGCCGGCCGCCGGTGCAGTGCGTGGCGCGCTGGCGTACCTGCGCCTCGTTGCTGACGGCGTGAATGCTCCGGCCTTCTCCGGTTTTAAAGAGTGGGGTGGTTCGATCGGTTACGATAATCGCAATGGGATCGTCAACCAGATCCAATTTTTCTGCGACGGTGCCGATTCCTGGTATTCGGTGTCGCAAGCTGTCAACGCTGCCCCCATCCCGGTGCCGGCATCTGCCATCACCCTGACGGGGCCGACCAGCGGGGCCGTGTCGCAGGCTTCCAGCGCGTTTACCATCGGCGTCAGCCCAGTTGGCAGCGCGATCACCGGTACGATAGTTGTGACGCCAAACGATGGCGGCGCCGGCGGCTCGTTCTCGCCTGCAACTGTGAGCCTGACGACCGCCAATCCGAGCGCCACGGTGACTTACGCGGCCAATGCTGCTGGCGCGAAAACGATTAGCGTCACGAATAACGGCGGCCTGACCAACCCGAGCAGCATCACGTACACTGCCAGCGTGGCAAATTCGCAGACCGGGTCCGGATCCGGGAATCCGTTGAGCCTGACGAATGCCACGTTCAACGCCTCGGGCAAATTCGGGAGCAGCTTGAGTGGCGGTTACGGGTTGGCAGCCAATCTGCTGCCGGCGTCCGGCCCGGTTACCGTCGAGTTCTGGGCCAAGACCACCACCGCCGCAGTCCAGGCGGCCTTGGGCTGCTCGTACGGCCTGTGGGTCGGCACTACCGACACCGGCAAGGCGACAGCGCACTATGGCGGCGACTCTGGCGGCACGCCGGATATCGTGATCAACTCCAACGTGACCGTGAACGACGGCGCGTACCACCACTTCTCGTTGAACATCGATCCGCAGGGCACCGGTAGCACGTTGTACATCGACGGAGCGCTGGCAGGTTCGAACACGACACGCGGAACGATCTCGACTTCAGCGCCGTTCGGCGTGCGCGCTTTCGGCGGCAACACCGGCTTCAACTGGAGCGGGGAAATCGATGAAGTCGCGATCTACTCGGGTATCAAGCGTAGCGCGGCGTTCACGCCATCAGCCGTCGCCGTGTCGAGCACTGAAGGCGGGTTGATCGCCTTGTGGCGTCTAGATGGAAATGGCAACGACTCGAATGCCATCGCCTCGACTACGTATGCGCGCCTGAATTCGCTGAATAACGTGACCGAGAATGGCGCTGGGCCGTACACCTATCAGGGCCGCGCCGGGAACTGGCTGAATGGCGCTGGAGGCGTGTCGAAAGTGCTGCCGGCCGGCACTGATGGGTCAGTGGCCTTCGGTGTCAATGCGCTGGCATCCGACATCGGGATGCTCATCAGCGTAACGAGCGGGTCGACGAAGGTGCCGTACTCTGGCACTTTGATGGCGGTCTACATCGATACACAGTCGGACAACAAGTACAACGTCATCACCAATGGCGATGCTGGTGGGCGTGTGAATAGCGGCGTGACTGCGCAGGTGGGAGACATCCTTCGTCTGCGCCGCGCCGGGTCCTCTTTCGTCGCGGAGATCGCGCGCGCTGGCGCGCCTACGAGTTTCGCGTCGCTCTACACCTGGAGCGGGCAGACAACTGGGGCCGTCTACTTCCAAGTGGATGTCTCCGGCGCCAATGCCGCCGCGCAGAACGTTACCACCATGGGAATCTCATGATCGGCCCGGTATTGTCCAGTTCCGCGTTCCAGCGGTACTCCGGCGCCGGCGTGAATGTCGTCTTCGACGGCAACTCGTTGGTGGCTGGATTTCAAGCGTCGAGCCAGGCTAAATCCACGCCTTCTCAGATGGCGGCGCTGCCGCCTCTGAGTGGCGCGGTTTCGGTTACGAATATCGGCGTCAGCGGCCAGACCATCAATCAGATGCGCGGCCGCGGCTCGCAGTACGCCGACGGAGCGTACGTCGCCGGCAAAAAGAACATTCTGCTGGCGTGGGAGGGAACGAACACTGTCTGCAACAACGGGTCTGCAAAGACCGGCTTGGCCGCTGCCGCCGATATGGCGTCGTACGTGAAGGAGCGCCTGGCTGCACATCCAGACTGGGTCATCGTGATGATGACAACGCTGCCGCGGTTCGGCATTGAGGCTTGGAGCATTCCAGACGGCAACGCGCAGCTGCAGGCGTATGACGACTACTTACGCGCGAACTGGCGCGCCATGGGCTGCAAGGGTCTGGTGGACGTGCGCGCGCGGGGGGTCTTCACCTATACAGGGCCGACGATGAGTGCGGTGATGTCGCCTTACATGGCGGAAACCATCCACTGCAACGACTTGGGATACGGCCTTATTGCGCAGTATTGCGCCACGGGGCTCCGGCGGCTGCCAGTGCGGTAGGGCTGGCGACTACCCTCTCTGGAGCAGGCGGCAGCGGCCCGGCGCTCCTTCGTTGATCGTGTCCCAGACGGAACCGTAGACGCTGGCGATTTCGTCGTACTCCTCAACTCGACCGCAGTTCGAACATCGGCGCCGATCGACGCCGTCGGCGACCCAGGTATGTCTGCTGAAATTGCTATTGAGGTAGTTCCAAAGCCAATTCATGCTGCACTCTCGAAATGAAGTGGCGACATGCTACACGGGAATTGCTGAGCTGCGCTGATGTATTGATAAGTGCCACAGGAGGCATGACAGATGACAGGATTTTCCGCTGTCGGCATGACGGCAGTCGGCGGGCCGCGCTCGACCAGCACTCAAGCGTCTACGCCGGTGCCGACTGACACGACCGCGCCGACGCTTTCCGGCTCGCTTGTAATTTCAGCGATTACGGCTGGCGGCGCGCACGCGGCCTGGCCGGCGGCATCTGACGATACTGGCGTCGCCGGGTACGAGTTCAGCTGCGATACTGGCACGCCGGCCTGGGTCGATGTCGGAAGTGTCCTGAGCCTGGACATCTCAGGCAAGTCCGCTAGTACCGCGTACACCGCGCGGGTGCGGGCATACGACGCTGCTGGCAATCGGTCGAGCGCGCTCACCGCGCCGCTCACCACCAATGCCGCCCTCGACACGGCGGCGCCGACCATGTCAGGTGCAATCACCCTGACGTCGATCACGTCGTCTGGAGCGCATGCGGCCTGGCCTGAAGCGGCTGACAACGTAGCCGTCGCCGGCTATGAATTCAGCTGTGACACAGGGGTGCCGTCCTGGGTCGATGTTGGAGCCGCTCGCGTAGCTGACCCGTCAGGCCTGTCGCCGGCAACCAACTACACGGCGCGCGTCCGCTCCTACGATGCCGCCGGGAACCGTTCGGCCCCGCTTACTGCGCCGCTTACGACGGCACCAGCGACTCAGCCGCCGGCGGGGAGCGTCGACGTAACAAAAGTGCCCATGGCACGAATCGTCGTTTTTGAAGGTGGCGCGCGAGTAGTCGCCTTTGCCGGCGGCACTAGAATAGTGAGGTTTTAATGGCATCCGCCCCATACGCGAAAGATGGAAAGTGGTACATCGACAAGGACCCGGAGGATAAGCGCTACTACGTGGCCGACGTCACGAACGACTTGACCGACAGTGCGACGACGGCGGCATCCGTCCAGTGCGTGGTCGCTGGCGTGGCGGTGCTGGAAGGTCCGACCATCCAGGGTACGAAGATCGTGGTCAAGCTGGGCGGATTCGATACGGCCCCCAACGCTTCGAACTTCTGCACTTTCCGCGTGACTTGCGCCAACAGCGAGCAGTTCGACCGCACGATTTATTTCAACCGGGTAGACAACTGATGATCGACGCCTCCCAACTTCCGACCGTGCCGAACGAAGTGCTGCAGGCGACCGCGGGCCAGGCCCCCGGCGTGCCGGCTACAACATATGCCCGCGCGCCGGAAGCATCCGGACCGCAGCAGACCGGTGCCCGGCCACCCGCAATCCAAGGAAGCGCCCGATGACCACACGAGAAATCGCCCCGCCGGCAGTGCTGGCGGTCGCCCTATCCGACGCCAAGGACGTGCTGCGCATCGAGCAGGACGACACCGCGTTCGACGCGCAACTGGCGATCTGGATCGCCGGCATCACGGTGGAGGCCGAACACACCACCGGTCGCAAATTCGTCAACCGGCCGATGCGCGTGACGCTCGACCAGTTTTCGGATGCGATCTGCCTGAGCACGCCGACCTTCAGTGTCGAGAGCGTCAAGTTCATCGACGCCGCCGGCCAGCCGCAGACGCTGGCACCGGTCGACTACTACGCCGACAAGATCACCGAGCCCGGCTACGTTATCCCGGCCAGCGGCCGGGCCTGGCCGGCCACGGCGCCGCGCGTGCACGTGGTTGACGTCGACTACACCGCCGGCTACGGGCCGGATGCCACGACCACTCCACCGGGCGCCCGGCTGTACATCCTGGCGCGCCTGGCCGAGCAGTGGGATCCAGTCACGAAGGAATTCAAGGAAACGGTCCGGTCCAATTTCATCGGCCGGTTACTCGACGGTTTGAGGGTGTACGGCGGATGACGCAAGCTTTTGCACTCGACAAGCGCGTGACACTGCAGGCCAGGAGCGGCACGCGTGATGGTTTGAACGCGCCGGCGCGCTCCTGGGCCAACGTCCTGGGCGGCGACGGCAAGATGTGGGCGTGGGTCCGGGACATCACCGGCCGACAGTACGTCGCGGCCGGCGGCACCCAGAACACGGTTCAGACCGAGATCGGGATCCGGCGCCGCGCCGGCGTGCTGCCGAGCATGCGCGTGCTGCACGGCGGCTTCACCTACGACATCCAGGCCGTGCTCGAGCACGACCGAAACTGGCTCATCCTGATGTGCAAGAAAGGACCGGCGAATGGCTGAACTGCAGGTGCAAGGCCTGGCCGATCTGCGTGGGCGCATGAATGGCTTGAGCGATCGGCTGGTGAAGAACGTGCTGCGCGCCAGTTTGCGCAAGGGCGCGAACGTGGTGCGGGCGCAGGCGCGCGCCAACTTCAACACCGCCGACGGCCCGGACGAGATCACCGGCGCGCTGAAGGCGTCGATCCGTGTGACGCCGCGCCGCGGCACGCCCACCCGCGTGGTGTTCAGCGTGGTGGCCGGAGACCTGACGGCGGCGCAGACGAAGAAGTTCGGCACGAAGGCCGCATTCTACGCGCTGTGGGTCGAGAAGGGCCACATCAACCGCAAGGCCGGCCAGGCGCTACGCGGCAGCAAGGTCAGCTTGAAGGCCACGCGCGCGGCGTCGACGAACAACACGCCGGCCCACCCGTTCATGCAGCCGGCCATTGAGGCGAAGGCGCAGGAGGCGCTGGACATCGTGATCCAGGCCGTCGGCGACAAGCTGCCCGAGGTCGCAGGATGAGCGCGCACGCCGCTGTACTGGCACTGCTGCAGGCGGCGCCCGGGCTGACCGCGCTGGTGGGCGATCGCATCTACCCGGAGGTGCTGGACGACCCGCCGGTGTTCCCGGCGGTGACGTTCCAGCAGATGGGCGGCGCCGGCGCGCGCGGCGCGGTGAAAAACCCAGGCCTGATGCGCGCCTCGTTCCAGGTGTCGACCTGGGCCGAATCCCGCGCCGAGGCGGTGCTGATCGTCGCCCAGGTGCGCAAGGCGCTGGACCGCAAGCGCAAGATCACCGTCGCCGGCGTGCCGATCGACGACTGCTTCTACGAGAGCGACATCGACTTGGATGACCCGGACGCTGGCCAGCCTGGTGTCGGCGTCTGGTTCAACCACATGAGCTTCACCATCCATTACCGAGAGCCATGACGAAAACCCAGCAGATCCTCGCCGCGATTGCGGTGGCGCTCACGGCGGCCGGCTTGCGCGTGCGCGACGACACGGCCGCGCTGTACAGCTTCGAAGACCATCCGTGCATCCTGCTCGACTGCGGCGACGAATACCCGGATCCGGTGGTGGGCATGGGCTTCGTCTACTGGAACCTGACCGTGCTGCTGCTGATCGGCGCCGACGGCGACGTCCCGAAGATGGCGCCCGAGCCAACGCGCGCGGCGGCGCACGCGGCGCTGTACGCCGATCGCACGTTGGGTGGCGCGGTCATCGACCTGGCGGTCGGGCCGATCAGCCGCGGCATCGACGAAGAAAATCCGGCCTGCGGCATCACCCAGGTCACCTACAACCTGAAGTACCGAACCATGGAAGGTATCGCGTGAACGACGAACACGAAGGCCTGGGCGGCAGCTACACGCTCGACCCCAAGACTGGCAAGCGCACCCTGGTGGCGCGCACCACGCCCCCGGACGAAGCCGAGGAGCAAACCGAGAAGCCCGCTGCTGCGGGTTTTTTTTCGCCGGAACAGCCGGCCGAACCGACCAACGCGACGGAGTAACACATGCCCCAGCTGACCCGCAAACGCACGATCCTGTCGAAGATCGAAACCACCTACGGCACCGACCCGGTGCCCACCGGCGCCGCCAACGCCGTCCTGTGCCACAGCATCAACGTCACGCCGATGGAAACCAATCTGGTCTCGCGTGACCTGATTCGCCCGTATATGGGCAACTCGGAAAACCTGGCCGGCTCGGTCTACGGCAAGCTGGAAATCGAGGTCGAGCTGGCCGGCTCCGGCACCGCCGGTACCGCGCCGGCGTTCGGCCCGCTGCTGCGCGCCTGCGGCCTGTCCGAGACCATCTCGGCCGGCAACAGCGTCATCTACGCGCCGGTGTCGGGCGGCTTCGAGTCGATCACGAACTACTTCAACCAGGATGGCGTCCTGCACAAGATGACCGGCTCGCGCGGCAGCGTGTCGCTGACTTACTCGGCGCAGAACATCCCGATGTTGAAGTTCTCGTTCCAGGGCCTGTATTCGCCGGTAGTCGACGCGGCAGCGCCGACCGGCGTCGTGTTCACCGCCTACCAGCTGCCGCTGATCGTTAACAACGTCAACACCACCGGCCTGACCCTGCAGGGCTTCGCCGGCCTGGTGCTGTCCGACCTGTCGATCGACATCGCCAACTCGGTGGTATTCCGCTCCCTGGTAGGCGGCAGCGAGCAGGTTTTGATCACCGACCGCAAGCCGGCCGGCTCGATCACCTTCGAGGCCACCACGGTGGCGGCGAAGGACTGGTGGACCGCGGCGCGCAACGCCGCCACCGGCTCGCTGTCGATCACCCACGGCACCGTCGCCGGCAACAAGGTCAAGGTCGACGCGCCGCGCGCGCAGATCACCCAGCCGAACTACAGCGACAAAGACGGCATCGCCATGATCCAGGCCAGCCTGGTGCTGGTGCCGAACGCCGGCAACGACGAGCTCACGCTCACCTTCATGTAATACCCGGCCCCGCGCCGGCATACCGAGCACCGACCAGCCGCCGTCGCCTATCGCGGGCGCGGCGGCGGGCACGGGCACAACCACATCCTCCCGCGAAAAGGAAAACACCATGTTCATCGTCATCACCAACACCGAAGACAAAACCATCAACTGGCCGGTCAAGGTCGAAATCGCCGCCGACAACGGCAAGATCAACAAGTTCGAATTCACCGGTATCTTCAAGCTGCTCAACGACGACGCTCGCGATGCGCTGGCCGCCGAGGCCAAGCAGACCAACCCGGAAAACTTCGACGAGAACGAGCCGGCCAGCGCCTGGAAAGAGCGCGCGGTCGACAGCATACTCAAGACCATGGTCGGCTGGAAGGGCGTCGCCGACGAGAGCAAGACGCCGATCGAGTTCAACCGCGACAACCTGCTGGCCGCGGCGCGCAGCGCGCACGGCGTGAGCATCCTGCGCGCCATCAACACGGCCATGGCCGAGATCACCACCGGCGCCCGCGCAAAAAACTGAAGGAAGCCGCCGCGTTCTGGGCGCGCGGCGGCAAGCCAGATGGCCCCGGCGTGGACGACGACCTGGCGGTGCTGGGCATCGCCGTGCCCGAGCAGGCGAAGTGGGCCGGCGAAGACGACGAGGCGGAAGACTTCGAGATCTACGCCGAGAACGCCCAGTCGGTGTCCGTGTTCACGTCCATGGCCACCCAGTGGCAGTGGACCGGCGGCATGGAATCGCACCGCAGTGGCCTGAACCATGCGGTGCTGTTCATGCACATGGACAAGGTCGGCGTGTCGCGCAAGCGCAAGCGCCGCTTCGAGGTGATGGCCGACGTCCAGGTGATGGAGCGCGCGGCGCTCGACGTGTGGCATGAGGCCGCTGCAGCGCGGCAGGAAGAGCAGCGTCGCAAGGCGGGCAAGTAATCGATCCGCTTCGGCGGATTTTTTTTAGGGAATCCGCTATGCCATCAGGTGCAGTAACCGTCGGCGGCCTGGTCATCAACCTGGCCGCCGAGACCAGCGAACTCAAGACCGGCATGGCCGATGGCGTGCGCACGGTCGACGCCGGCGCCAAGGCCATGATCAACTCGATGGTCGGCGTCACCGAGTCGCACGGCCAGGCCACCCAGGCCGGCGCGCGCCTGGTGGCGCAGCTGCAGGAGGAGATCGCCACCTTCGGCATGACCAGCCAGCAGCTGACCCAGTACAAGGCCACGCTCAACGGCGTGGGCGGCGAGGTCGAGACGCTGATGGGGCGTCTGAACCAGATGAAGGCGGCGCAGGCCGGTTTCACCGACCAGTTGGCGGCCTCCGAAGCCCAGGCCACGGCGCGCATCCGCGACATGGTCGCCGCGTCGATGGCGGAAGCATCCACCCTGAACGATGTGACGACGGCCACCCAAGCCGCCACCAGCGCGCAGGCGGCGGCCGTCAACACCGGCCGCACGCTGGCCGAGACCCAGCGCCTGCAGATTCTCAACATGCAGGGCGTTGCCGCGTCCATGAAGGCGGTGCAGGACGGCACCGTCGCCATGTCCGCCGACACCCAGCGCATCCTGGCGCAGTACGACCCGCTCGGCGCCAAGCTGCGCGCGCTGCAGGCGGACCTGGCGCTGCTGCGCAAGGAAATGGGCAACAGCGTCGAGCCGGCCGCGATCAAGGCGTTCCAGGCGCTGGAAGACGAGATCGCCAAGACCCAGAAGCTGATGGCGCAGGCCGCGGCGCAGGCGACCGCAATGGGCGGCGCCACCAGCCAGCTGACGCTGACCCAGACCCAGCTGATCGACCGCTTCAAGCAGCAGGCTGACACGATCGGCATGACCCGGTCCCAGCTGATGGCCTACCAGGCGGCGCAGGCCGGCGTCACCGAGCAGACGCGGCAGGCGATCGCCGCGGTGAAGGCGCACGAGGACGCAATGAAGGCCGCCGCGAAGGCCAAGGAAGAAGAGAAGAACGCCACTACATTGCTGGCCGGCGGCATCCAGCTGCTGGCCGGCGCCTACGCCGCGCTGAAGGTGGGCGAGTACGTCAAGGACGCCACCATGATGGCGGCGCGCTACGAGACGCTCGACGTGGTGATGGGCGTGGTTGGGCGGACGGCTGGCTACACGAAAACGCAGATGGACGCCGCGTCGGAAGGCGTGGCGAAGCAGGGCATCACCATGACCGAGTCGCGCAACTCGGTTATCAAGCTGGTGCAGGCGCACATTGACCTGTCCAACGCGTCGGCACTGGCGCGCATTGCCCAGGACGCGGCCGTCATCGGCAACATCAATTCGTCCGAAGCCTTCGAGCGCCTGGTGAACGGCGTGGCGCGCGGCAACGTGCTGATCCTGCGCAACATCGGCATCAACGTCAATCTGCAGGCGGCCTACGCGCAGATGGCCGCCTCGCTCGGCAAGAGCACGTTGGAGCTGACCGAGAACGAGCGCGTGCAGGCGCGCCTGAACGCGGTGCTGGAACGCGGTACCGACATCGCCGGCACCTACGAGGCCGCGATGGACACGGCCAGCAAGCAGATCACCTCGATGAAGCGCTACACCGAGGACCTGAAAACCACCTTCGGTGAGGTGTTCAGCGAAACGCTGACGATTGCCGTGATGGCGCTGATCGACGGGCTCAAGGACACGAATGGCGAGATCAGTGAGCTGGCCAAGAACGGCCAGCTGGCGGATTGGGGGCGCGAGCTGACCAGCATATTCGTTGGCATCGCCAACACCGTCGGCAACGCCTACACGACGTTCCAGAAGCTCGATACCTTCGCGCGCCACCTGGACGCGCGCAAGGCTATCAACGCCGACGCGGACGCCCAGTCCAAGGCGGTCAGCGACAGCGGCAACGGCATGGCCGAGAAAGGCGCCGTCGAGCGTGTGCGCCGCATCGAGTCGGTGCGGCAGGCGGCGCTGGCGCAGGAAAACGCCGATTACGTGGCGCACCAGGCCGAGCTGAGCGGGAATTTCGACCGGTTCGAGCGCGCCGCCAACGAGCGTATGGCGGCGCGCCAGGCCAAGCAGAAGAAGGACGCCGACGAGCGCCTGAAGGTCGACCAGGATTACGCTGCCCGTTCGCAGGCGCTGCTGATCGCCAACGCTGGCAAGAGCATCGAGGTGCAGCAGGCTGCGCAGGCGAAGCTGGCAAAGGAGGTGTACCAGGGCACGCCAAACTTCCGCGACAGCGAACCGCGCGAGCGCAAGCCGAAAGTCGATCAGGCCGACAACACTCGCATGCAGGACAACCTCGCGCGCATCCAGCGGGAGGCTGCCGAGGCGAAGCAGGAAACTGAGTACCTGATGAAGCTCGACGACATGCGTCACCGTGCTGGCGAGCAGAGCGATGCGGAGTTCTACGAAAACCGGAAGAACAACCTGGACCTCCTGGCCGGCATCGAAATTGCCATGTACGACCAGGAGATCGCCGCGCTTCGTGCGCACCACAACTCGACCGAGGCCGAGCAGGAAAAGACGAACAAGGCGATCAACGACCTGCTCGGCAAGCAGCGGGCGGCCCGTCGGAAATTTCAGTACGACACCCTCACCGACGAGGAAGAAGCGCGCCTTCGCACGGAAAAGCTGTACCACGACGCCTACACGGCAACCCTCGGCGCCGGCGTTACCAGCATCAAGGCGCTGGATGACCAGATCGAAAAGCAGAAGGAGCACAACGCCGAAATCGGCAAGACCCCGGAGCAGATCGAGCTGGCGAAGCAGGCGCAAGTCGACCTGAACACGGCCCAGCTGAAAAGCGACGCGGATTACCTGCGCGATGGCCTGGTCAAGTGGGAACTTGACGACCAGTCGCGCGCGCTGTTCGAGATCAGGCTGAGCAACCTGGACGAGGAGATTGCACGCCGTAAGACGTTGTCCGGTTTGCTCGTCGACGGCGCAAATGCGGAAGCCGGCAGCAAGGCGGCAAAGGAGGTGGACAAGTATCTGGATCCGACGAAGGCGGACGCGTTCGGCAAATCGCTGAAGGGCGCTATCGGCGGTGCTGCGGACTCCATGGGCAAGCTGATCAAGGCGATGCAGTCGTACGGCGTCGAGCAGGCCAGGAACGACAAGGCGCGCGCCGAGGCTGAGGTGGCTTTCAAGAACAAGACGATCACCCAGGAGCAATATCTGGACGACCTCGACAAGATCAACAAGCGGAATACGCAAAACCAGATGGCCGGCTACGGCAACCTGGCCAGCGCCGCCGCCGGGTTCTTCGGCGAGCACAGCCGCGGCTATCAGAGCCTGATGGCGGTGTCGCAGGTGTTCCACGCTGCCGAGCTGGCGATGACGACGGCCGAGCTGGTGCCGAAAGCGATCAGTGCGGTGCTCAGCCAAGGCCAGGGCGACCCGTACACCGCGTTCGGCCGCATGGCCGCGATGGCGGCAGTGGTTGCCGGCCTGGGCGTGGCGATCGGTGGTGTGGGCGGCGCCAACTCCACCGCAGCCGACCGCCAGAAGTCGCAGGGCACCGGCTCGGTGCTGGGCGACAGCGACGCGAAATCGGAGTCGATCAAGAAGTCGCTCGACTTGGTCGAGAAGAACACCTACCAGGGTCTGGCGATCAGCAGCAGCATGCTGGCGTCGCTGCGCAACATCGAAAGCAGCGTGGCCAGCTTCGCCAGCCAGCTGGTGCGCAGCACCGACATCGCCAACCCGAGCGTGAACCTGAAGGCTGGCGCCGGCTCGACCACCCTGGCCAAGGCCGACATGGTCGCCACCGGCGCCGAGATCGGCCTGATGCTGGGCGCGCCGTTCGTCGGCGCCCTGGTCGGCGTCATCGCCAGCAAGATCCCGGCGGTGCAGAAGCTGTACACATCGGTGTTCGGCGGCAAGCAGAGCGTGTCCGATTCCGGTTTCAGTCTGAACGCGGCCAGCCTGCAGAGCATCCTGGCCGACGGCGCCAAGGCCTTCCAGTACGCCGACATCACGACGTCGGGTGGTTGGTTCCGCAAGGACAAGACCAGCACCCAGTCGAACCCGCTGGACGATGCGGCCAACCAGCAGTTCACGGCCATCATCACGTCCATGGCCGACAGTATCAAGGCAGCGGGCGCCGTGCTGGGCGTGTCCGGCGACAACTTCACCGCCAAGCTGAACAGCTTCGTGATCGACATCGGCCAAGTCAGCTTGAAAGGGCTGAGCGCGGACGAGATCCAGAAAGCCCTGGAATCAGTGTTCTCGAAGCTGGGCGACGACATGGCGCAGTTTGCCGTGGGCGGTCTGGACCAGTTCCAGGCGGTGGGCGAGGGCTACCTGGAAACGCTGGCGCGCATCGCCAGCGAATACCAGGCCGTCGACGTGGTGTTCGCCTCGTTCGACAAGACCTTCGACTTGGTCGGCATGTCGTCGATCGCGGCGCGCGACCGCCTGGTGCAAATGGCCGGTGGCCTGGACAAGTTCACCAGCCAGGGGCAGTACTTCCTGGAGAACTTCTTCAGCGCCGAGGAGCAGGCTGCTTCGCTGCAAAAGCGCATCGCCCCGATCCTGGCGCAGTACGGCCTGTCAGCGGCGGGCGAGGATGCCATGAAGACGTTCCGCGACTTCGTGGTCGGCCTGGACACCACCACCGAGGCGGGCGCCCAGGCGTACACCACCCTGATGACGGTAGCTCCGGCGCTGAAAACGATCGCCGACGCCAACAAGGATGCGCTGCAGGAGCAGAAGGATGCGCAGAAGGAGGTGCTGGACGAGCGCAAGGGCCTGCAGGACAAGCTCGACCAGCTGACCATGACATCGGTCCAGCTGAATGAGAAGGAGCGCGCCGCCCTGGACGAGAGCAACCGCGCCCTGTACGACCGGATTGCCGCACTCAACGCCGAGAAGGACGGCATGACGTATGTGCTGGGCAACCTGGACAACGCCTTGTCGGTGCTGAAGGAAGTAACGAAGCGCACCACCGACGAGCTGACGAAGCGGATCCAGCAGGAAAAGGCGCTGGCCGATGCGATCAAGTCGACGTTGGATAGCATCGACCCGCCCGGTAGCGACGAGGTCAACCGCAAGGATGCCCAGGCGCAGATCCAGGCGGCGCTGGCCACGGCCAAGGCAACCGGCGCGCTGCCAGATGCCGACAGCCTCAAGAAGGCGCTCAGCGTCCTGTCGAAGGATTCGGCGAGCCAGTTCAGCACGTACGCGGATTACATGAAGGATCTGCTGACGACGAAGAACGACCTGGCCGAGCTGGGCGGCCTGGCCGACGATTCGCTGTCGGTCGACCAGCAGCAGCTGGACAGCTTGAACGAGATGCTGGAGGCGCAGGAGCGGCAGATCGCCATCCTCAAGGGTATCGACAGCACCGGCTTGACCATCGCCCAGGCAATGGACGGCTTCAAGCTGGCGCTGGAAGGTGCCAAGGCGAATCCGCTGGTGGCCGCCACCTCGGCGATCAGTAGCGCGTACCAGACCAGTCTGGGGCGCGCGGCGGACGCCGGCGGCATGACGTACTGGCAGAACCAGGCCTTGGGCGGCGTGTCGATCGCGGACATCCAGGCGAGCATTGCTGGATCCACCGAGGCGCGCGTGCGGCAGCTGTACCAGGAGCTCCTGGGCCGGCCGGCCGATGCCGAGGGACTGCAGTACTACGTCGGCACCGGCGCGCCGATCGACACCATCCGCGACTCGATCAAGCAGTCAGCCGAGTACAAGGCGCTGCACCCGTTCGCGATCGGGACGAACTACATCCCAGAGGACATGCCCGCCATGGTCCACAAGGGAGAGCGGATCATCCCGGCAGCGGACAACCGCGCGCTGTTCGCGGCGCTGGCCAGCCCGGCCGGCAACGCGGAGGCGCTGGCTGCCGCGGTCGACCGGCTGACGGCGACCGTGGCGACGCAGCAGGCCACGATCGCGCAGCAGAGCGAAGACATCAAGCAGGCCCGGCGCGACACCAAGCGCATGGCCGACACGCTCGAGCGCGTCACGCGCGGCGGCAACAAGATGGTCACCACCACGGAGGCGAATTAAAGAATGGGATCAGCAGATTTTCGATTGATCCGGCCGGTACCGGTCGCCGGCGATGCCGTCGGCGCCGGGCCGGGCCTGGTGTCCTCGAGCGTGCCGATCAACGAGCCGCCCTACAGCGGCTCGGCGACGTACGGCAAGGGCGCCACGGTGTACGACCCGGCCACCTTCAAGACGTACCAGTCGCTCATCGCCAACAACACCGGCCGCGCCGTGACCGACGACACGGCCTGGACGCCGCTGGGCGCCACCAACCGGTGGCTGATGTTCGATAAGGCAGTGAACAGCCAGACCAGCGCGCCCGAGGCGGTTACCGTGGTGATCAGGCCTGGCGAACTGGTCAACACGGTGGGCCTGCTGAACGTGTCGGGCGCGCGCGCCACGCTGTCGCAGGCAGACAGCGGTTACAGCCAGACGAAGAACCTGCAGCGGCACGACGTGTTGACCTGGTACGACTGGTTCTACGAGGAGCCGATCCGCGAGGGCGACGTGATATTCGACGGCATCCCGCCATACATCGGGTCGAACCTGACCATCACGGTGGAGAGCGCTGGCGGCACGGCGGGCATCGGCTGTTGCATCTTGGGCAAGTCGCGCACGATCGGCCAGACCGCATGGGACTTTACGGGCGGCGTGCTGAGCTACTCCTCGCCCAGTACGGACACCTTCGGCAACGTCACCATGGTCCGGCGCGACAACGCCAAGACACTGAACTTCGAGATCTATATCCAGGCCGGCTTCGAATCCGAGGTCTACCGCCTGCTGCGGCAGTACACCGACGTCGAGATGATGATCATCGGCGCCGAGGATTATTCGATGACCTACTCCTACGGATTCCTGGCGCAGTGGAGCGTGCCGGTCACGAACAGCGGCAAAACCGCGCATATTGAATGGAAGGGACTTGTATGATCGATAATTTGCCGGCGGCGCCGGACCCCGCCAGCGACACCCCGCAGCAGTTCAACGCGAAAGCGGCAGCATTCGTTTTGGCACAAAAAGCCATGGTGGCTCAGATCAATGCCACCACTGCAAACCTGAATTCGATCGCAGCAGGCGGAGCATATGCTATTCCTCTCGTCGGGTGGGGTGACCCGAATACAGTAAAAGATGGTGTTGGCCGCTTTTCAATTCCGGGAGCGCAAAATTCCGTTAGCATTCTGTATTTCAATTCGTTGGATTCTCGTAACGGTAACTTGGCATATGTGCTGACTGAGCTATTTTCTACGGGGTGGTCAACTCCACGGCGGGGGTACATCACTTTTGTCGTATTAGGCGATCCAAGCCGCAGGGTTTCGTACCGTGTCAACGATTATGCAGAAGATGCTGCATACAGCCGACTTACCTTGAGCGTAACTTTTGTAAGCCAACAAGGAGCAGCAATCGCGGCCGGAGAATCGGTCCTGATGATGTGCTCACGAAACGGCGACAAGGGTGCCGCTGGTGACCTCATTGCCCCCATGATCCAGGTGCAGGAGCAAGCCGCCAGCGGAACGAATGCGGGAACCTACACCAACAACCAAAACCGCGCGCTCAACACGGTGCTTGTCAATAGCCTTTCAGGAGCATCGTTAGGTTCATATATCGTGACTATCCCGGCCGGCACTTACGATTTTGAAGGTTGGGCAACCGTGTACACCGGGTCGGTAAATTTCCGTTCTTTCTTACGAAACGTTACCAGTGGGGGCTCGTTCCCTGCAATTGGATCAAGCGAAACAAATAACGGTTCTGGTGCTTCGCTAAAATCTTTTTTCAAAGGGCGATTCACTCTATCCGCAAGCACTCAATTCGCTTTGGGTCTGGCCTTATCTGCAAATGCCAGCGGCGGGCAAGCGCTTAATAACGGAATGGTCGAAGTTTATAGCGAATTGATTTTCAAAAAGATCGGTTGATTATGGAAACCTACGTCACCTACCTGCCTGACGGATCGCTCGACGGCTGCTTTATTCAAGAGCCACCGGAAGAACACGCCGACCGCATGATCCCGGTTGAACCGGCCGTGGCCCTCAACTGGTGCACCTACCGCGCCAACGAAGCGCGCGACGGCGTCGAGCTGGCCCCGCCGGCACCGGCCGCGCCGCCCGAGGTGCTGGACTACACCGCCGCCGTCCAGGCCATGCTCGACGCGAAGCCGAAGGAGCGCCGCTACGACGGCATCCTGTCGGCCTGCACGTACGCCACCTCGACCGTGCCGCGGTTCAAGGCCGAGGGCCAGGCCTGCGTCGAGTGGCGCGACGCCGTGTGGGCGCGCTGCTACCAGCTGATGGCCGACGTCGAGGTCGGGAAGATGCCGCGCCCGACGGTCGACGAGTTGCTGGCCATGCTGCCCGAGTTGATGTGGCCGGAATGAGCCGCGCCTTCCAGATCGCCGTTGCGGTCGACCAGCTGGTCAATGCTGCGTGCGGCGGCTACGCCGACGAGACCATGTCGGCGCGCTGCTGGCGCCTGCGCGCTGTCCGCCCGTACGCCTGGCTGCGGCCGACCATCGACCGGGTGTTCTTCTGGCAGGTCGACCACTGCCGAAGCGCGTACGAATCGGAGCGAGCGCGCTCCCAGCTTCCCGCGGACTACCGCGACACCAACACCACCCGGCCCGCTGATGCGGGTTTTTTTACGCCCGCCCCGAAGGAGCCCGAATAGATGAACCCACAATGGAAAGAGGAGGCCGCGCGCCTCGGCGGCCCCGCCCTGGTGCAGGTACTGGCCGAGCTGCGCGATGGCCAGCTGGAGCTGATGGCGCGCGCCGACATCCTCGACGGCAAGGTGACGAAGCTGGACGCCTCGACCAACCGACTGTTGTCCGGCTTCCCCGCCAACGACGTCGAGGGTCACCGCCGCTACCACGAGTCCGTCATCGAATGGCGTGAGCTGCGCAACAAGCTGGTGCGCGAGGCGCTGACCAAGGCCGCCGGCGCCACGGTGATGGCCGGCCTGGGCTGGGTCCTGATGGCGCTGTGGCAGGCCGTCGTTACCACGGTGAACAAATGATCAATCCCTTCGAAAACAAGGTGCAATCCATGAAAGATCGAATCAAGGCCTGGCGGCAGTCCGCCGGCGTGTGGCTGAATGCCATGCTGCTGGTCGCGTTCCCGTACACCGACCAGATCCTGCAGGGCGTGAGCGACTACCTGCCGAGCTTGGCGCCGTACCTGCCGGCCAACGTCTACAAGTGGGTCGGCCTGGTCGTGGTGGTGGCAAACGTCGTGCGCGCCGCGCGCCGCGCGCGCCCGGCGGCGGCGAAGGAGGTGGCGCATGGCTGATCAAGCCCCGAAGCGTGCCGGCCGCCTGGCGCTCGCCGCGGCGCTGGCCACCGCACTCGCCGTGCCGGCCGAAGGCCTGCGCCAGGTCGCGTACCGCGATCCGCCGGGCGTGCTCACCGCGTGCTACGGCCATACCGGCAAGGACGTCCAGGCCGGCGTGGTGTATTCGCTTGAGCAGTGCAGCAAATGGCTGACGAACGACATGGGCGCCGCGATCAGCGCGGTCGACCGATGTGCGCCCGGCCTGCCCGAGCCGGTGCTGGCGGCGTTCGGTGACGCCGTGTTCAACATGGGGCCGACCATCGCCTGCGACACCAAGAACTCGACGGCCGCGCGCTACCTGCAGCAGTACAGCGCGACCACCTACCGCGACGCCAAGGCCGACGCGCTGATCCTGACGGCGGCCTGCAACCAGTTGCCGCGCTGGGACAACGCGCGCATCGCTGGCGTGCTGGTGCGCCTGCCCGGGCTGACGAAGCGCCGCGCCGCGGAGCGCGACGTGTGCCTGAAGGGGCTGCCGTGATCGCCGCCATACTGGCGCGCCTGGGCGTGTCGCGCTGGGCCGCCATATTGGCGCTGTGCGCCGCGGTCGCCGCCGGCGCGCTGGCATACCGCGCGCACCTGATCGGCGCCGGCATCGCCATGGAAGGGTCGCGCCGCGACGCGATCGACCGCCAACGCGACGCCCAGGCAAAGGCCGAGCTGGACCGCGTCAACGCGCTCGTGCGCGCCGCCCAGGTCGCGCTCGACGACGCCCTGGCGCACCTGGCCAAACTTCAATCGGAGCTGTCCCATGAAAAAGAACGTTCGACTGCTCTGCAGTCTGATCTTGCTGCTGGCCGTCGCCGGATGTCAGTCGCCGTCGCCAGCGCCTGTCCGGCTGCTGCGGCCGAGCAAGGTGAAGGTGCCGCCGCTGCCGGCGTGGATCCGGGAGGCCCGGTCCGAGTTGATCTCGACGGACGAGCTGCAGCAGATCTTGAATGGCTGCGGCAGACCCGGGACGGCGCCATCACTGGCCTGCAAGCCTGCATCGTCGCCTACGACGCCGTGAAAGCCGCAGCGGACGCCCAATAGTAAAAAGGCGTAAACTTCTGACTTATTGGCCATTCACAAATGATCGATGGAAATAGTTTCCCGAGCCGCAGCTCGCACGCAAGGCTTGAAGCGATACTTCACAGGTAGTCCATGCAAAAATGGGCATTTATCGGAACGTCTGGAGGTCAACGGAAGTTGTTGTGAGTGTGCGAGGCTGAGACAGCTTGCGAGATATCACGTGAATATCGAGGAAGAGCGCCGGAAGCAGAAGGTCCGGCGCGACTCAGACCCGAATGCCGCTACCAAGAAGAGGGAGCGCAGGGCTCGCCGTGATCCTGATTATGCCGATAAATCAGCATTTTCGCGGGCGGCGAATGAGGTGCGACGTCAGGCGGAGAGGCAAGGGGAGAGCCAGTATTTTACAGGGCGGCCCTGCGCCCATGGACATCTTGCTAACCGATTCACGAACGGCGGGAAATGCGTAGAGTGCAGCCGGCTCTCTTGCCTCAAGCGGTACAGGGAAAAGCCGATCGAGAGTTTATCCGTAATGCGATTTAGGCGCTCCATGGCCGAAATTAAGCACGCTATGGAACGTAGGATCGAAGAGCGAGCCGAGAAGGCGAGGCCTCGTCGCGAAGCGCATGCGGCCCGGCAATTTGCAATCCAAAGTGGGGCGCTCAAGTACAAAGGCACATCGTGTCTGCGCGGCCATAGCGGCATGCGGTACACGAAAAGTGGAAGTTGCGTTGACTGCTTTGCTGAGATTTCTATGTCAGTTGCAAAAAAGGTATATGACGCAAATTATGCTATCGTCAATCGATCAAAAATTCGAGAGCGGAAGCGTGGTTACCAAGATCGAACTTCCGAGCAACGATTGGCTACTGCCAAAGCCTGGGTCGCCAGGAATAAAGAGAAGGTGCGCGCCACCAAGAAAGCATATAAGGCGCGTCGACGACAGCGGGAGCTGGGCGGCGATCCAACTGCCATGATTTGCGCTTGGCAGCAGACCGCCCGAAAAGTTTGTTACTGGTGTGGCATTAAATGCCCAAAGCTGTACCACGTGGATCACTACGCTCCGTTGGCGAAAGGCGGTAAGCATGAGGTTCGCAATCTAGTCATCGCCTGCCGGAAATGCAATTTAAAGAAGAACGCTCGTGACCCTTATGAGTTCGCTGCGACTATGGGGCGATTGTTCTGAATCGCAGAGCGTCGATCATGCGCCGTTCCAGTGGCAGGGCCATCACCCGCGCCGCTACTTCCACCGGCACGCCGCTGGCAGCCAACATGCAGGACGCCTGCAGCCAGGTGATTGCCGGCAGGAGGATCAGGGCCAGGTCGACCCTGCTGGCGGTGATGAGGTCGGTGCGGGGTGTCATGGGCGCCATCGTACGCGAGGACAGGGCGCAGGATTTGCGCCCGGACAGGCTGCTATACTGGATGAATGTACAGCATAGTTAA